CCATCATTGCCTCTTATTCCTTCAATTTCTCACGCTGGCCACTGCTGGCCATGGCTGGCTATGCCTGTGCAATTTAAAGCCATTTAAAGCAATTTAAGGCCATTTAATGCCACGCCCACGCCCGCCCATTTATGGCCACCTATGGCAAAGGGGGGCCCCCTATGGGAAAAACGCACGCACGCGGTGTAGCTCATTAGCATATGAAACGAAGTTTGGACCTAGAATAGAATTTAACTAATCCAAAGGTAGCTAAAAGCAGCTAAAAGTGGCTTATTCCTAAAAATGTCTTGCAATTAAAAGAAAGGCGTGGTATAATAGGGGTATAGAACCTCCCTTTTTTACAACAGGACAAAGGTATGCCAAAGGAAACAAAAGAAATCAAGAAGAAAGCAGGTAATCCCAACTTATATAAAGGGATGCCCTCATTGAATCCAGCTGGCAGACCGGTAGGTTCAGTAAATAAATACACAGCTTTAAGCAGAGAAGTATTATCAGCAAGAGGTCCAGAGATTGTGGACAAGGTTATTGAGTTAGCCTTAAAAGGTGATAGACATTGTTTAAAGATGTGCATGGATAGAATTGTTCCAGCACATAAAGCTGTTGAAATAAAACATGAACACCAGGATTTAGGAATAAATATTATTGTTGAGTCCGTAAAGGCTATAGAAAAGCAAGAAGCAGAGGAACAAGCTACCTTTGAAGGTGAAGTAATAGAAGCCATAGACAAATAATGGCTGATATTAAGGTAGCACTCCATGATGCTCAAATGGAAATCTTTAAATCACCTGCTCGTTTTAAAGTTGTTTCAGCAGGAAGAAGATTTGGTAAGTCACGATTAGCTGCTTGGGTTTTATTAATCAAAGCACTACAAAGTAAAAGCAAAGATGTGTTTTATGTTGGTCCCACATTCCAACAATCAAAAGATATTATGTGGAGTATGCTAAAGGAATTAGGGCAGGATGTTATAAAAGCTGCTCATGAGAATACAGCAGTATTAACTTTAGTAAATGATAGAAAGATTTACCTTAAAGGTTCGGATAGACCAGATACTTTGAGGGGCGTGGGATTAGAGTACGTTGTACTTGATGAGTATGCCAGTATGAAACCTGAAGTGTGGGAAATGATTTTAAGACCTACTCTTGCAGATGTAAAAGGTGGTGCTATGTTCATTGGTACCCCTGCAGGAAAGAATCATTTTTATAAATTATATATAGAAGCACAGGAAGAAGATGACTGGCAAGCATTTCAATTTACTTCTACGGACAATCCATTACTGGACCCCAAAGAAATCTCTGCTGCAAAAAGCACTATGTCTACCCAAGCTTTCAGGCAGGAATTTGAAGCCACCTTTGAGTCCTTTACAGGAGGAATATTTAAGGAAGAGTGGATTAAGTATGTCGATAATGAAGCAGACTTTAAGGAAGGTACAATAGGTCATTACGTAGTAGCTGTAGACCCAGCAGGTTTTGAACAGGCAAGTAAAGATAGAGGTTTAAAGTCTAGTAAGTTAGATGAAACAGCTATATCAGTAGTTAAGATTGTTAATGATGAATGGCTAGTAAAGGATATTTACCATGGTAGATGGGGTATCAAGGAAACAGCAAATAGAATTTTAAATGCTGCTGTAGATGCCGAAGCTACCACAGTAGGTATTGAGGCAGGAGCATTAAAGAATGCAATCATGCCCTACCTTGAAGATGAAATGCGAACTAAAGGTAGGTGGGTAAATGTTACTGACGTTACTCATGGTGGCAAAAGAAAGACAGATAGAATAACATGGTCGTTACAAGGACGACTGGAACATGGTAAGATAAAATTTAGAAAGGCTGATTGGAATAATCATTTCATTTCCCAGATGATGGACTTCCCTTCTCCACTTAGCCATGATGACTTGTTAGATAGTCTTGCATATATAGACCAAGTTAGTGTAGCAGACTACGCAGGCAGTATAGAGTTAGAGGAATGGGAACCTATGGACGCAGTAGCAGGATATTAATTTATGGCAGAACAAAAAGAATTATCTTATAGTGACCCACACCAGCATTTAAAGGACTGGGTATTAGGACGTGTGGAAATATGGGAAGAGCATAGAAACTCTAACTATCAAAAGAAGTGGGATGAATACTATAGACTATGGCGTGGTACTTGGGATGAAGAGGATAAGACTAGGCAATCAGAGAAAAGTAGACTAATATCCCCAGCTACACAACAGGCTATTGAAGCCACTGTTAGCGAATTAGAGGAAGCAACCTTTGGTAGAGAACGCTGGTTTGATATTGAGGATGATGTTCTTGATGTGCAACCTCAGGATGTAGAGTATGTACGTAAACTACTCCATGAGGATTTAGAAAAAGATGGTGTAAAATCTGCTATTGCTGAATGTTTACTGAATGGTGCCATATATGGTACAGGTGTAGGTAAGGTACTTGTTACGGAAAAGACGGAAATAATACCTTCAGAAAAACCAGTATCAGGTACATTAACAACTACAGTAGAAACTCAGGAAGTACCTTTTATTAGTATTAAAGTAGAGCCTGTTTCCCCTAAAGAATTTGTTATTGACCCTACAGCAACCAATGTTAATGAAGCATTAGGTGTTGCACAGGTTGTAACTAAACCTCGTTACCTTATTACTAAAGGAATTACTGAAGGTATCTACATGGATAAGCCAATAGGTAGCTTTGATAAAGCTGACTTTGGTTTTGATGATGAAGCTTCACAGATAATGAATGAAGATGATAAGGTAAAGATTATAGAATATTGGGGTATGGTTCCTAAAAAGTTTCTTTCAATTGCAACAAGAGAGATAAGTGAATTTGATTATGAGGATGATGAATTAGTTGAAGCAGTTGTTACTATTGCTAATGATGCAGTAGTATTAAAAGCCGCAGAGAATCCTTACATGATGCACGATAGACCTTTTATAGCCTATCAGCATGACAGAGTTCCAAATAAATTCTGGGGAAGAGGTATCGCAGAGAAAGGATATAACCCCCAAAAAGCTTTAGATGCCGAACTGAGAGCACGTATTGATGCTTTAGCACTCACGACACACCCGATGATGGGCCTCGATGCTACTCGTCTACCACGTGGAACTAAGTTCGATATAAGGCCGGGTAAAACCATACTCACTAATGGGGACCCTAAATCTGTTCTAATGCCTCTAAACTTCGGTAGCTTATCCAATTCCACGTTTACTGAATCCGCAGAGCTAGAACGAATGGTTCAAATGGGTACTGGTGCTATGGACACCGCCAACAGTAACTTTGCTAATCCTCGCAACTCTACTGCTAGTGGTATGTCAATGCTCCAAGCGGCATCTATCAAACGTCAGAAGAGAACCTTAATGAATTTTCAAGATTCATTTTTGATTCCTATGATTAATAAGGTTATATGGCGTAGAATACAGTTTGATGTTAAGCGTTATCCAGTAAAAGATTATAAGTTTAAACCTTATAGTAGTTTAGGTATAATGGCTAAAGAGTTGGAAACAACTCAAATGGTACAATTACTTTCAATGGTACCTCAAGACTCACCAGCCTTTGGTGTTATACTTGTTAGTATCTTTGAGAACTCTTCTCTAAATAATAGAGATAAATTAATAGCCGCAGTACAGCAAATGTTCCAACCTAATCCAGCAGAAGAACAACAAAAGCAAATAGAAATGCAGAAATCAATGCTTGAATTAGAGGAACTTAAAGCAGAGATTAGTAAACTATATGCGGAAGTACAGAAGTTGCAAGTAGAGTCAGGTGATAAGACATCGAATGAAACTCTTGCTAAGAAACAATTAGAATTAGCTGAGAAGATGGTCAAGATAAAAGGAATGCAATCGGAAACTGCACGTAATATTCCTGAAGTGGAACATCTAAACTCAGAAACTGTCCTTAATCTAGCCAAGGCTATGAATCAGTGACAGATATAGAACTATTAGAGCAAAGATTAGATTTGTTTCAACGTGATGGTTGGCGTTCACTTGTAGAAGAGTATACGGAACTAGCTGAATCATTGGAAAAAATCTATGATATTGAAGATATAGGTACTCTACACGAACGTAGAGGACAGGTGTTTATTCTAAACATGATTATTAATTTAGAGGAAAGCACCAAACTAGCGTTAGAACAACTGGAATAGTCCAGCTCTAACTTTTTAACCCCCACAATCTTATATAGACGGAGGTAAGACTATGGTAAGTAAAATTGTAGAACCTGAGGTTGAAGAAACACAGGAAACAAATGAAGAAGATACACTAGAAACTTTAGCAATTGAAGATGAAGTAGAGGAAACTGTAGAGGAACCGGAACAGGAACTTCCACAAAAATTTCAAGGTAAGTCCTCATCGGAAATAGCTGAAGCTTACGAAAACCTAGAGAAAGAACTAGGTCGTAAGGGCCAAGAAATTGGTGAGCTTCGTAAGTTAACTGATTCATTTCTTCAAACCCAGATAACTCATAACAAAGAAACAACTACCAACACTGAAGATTTAGATTTCTACGATAATCCTGAAGAAGCTGTTAGGACAATTATTGAAAGACATCCAAAATTCAGAGAGTTTACACAGCAGACACAGCAACAACAAGCTTCAATGACTGCACAGCAACTCGAAAAAACGCATCCTGATTTTAAAGACGTTGTTACAAGTCCAGATTTTCAGGAGTGGATTGAAGGAAGTAAGATACGTCAACGCTTGTTTAAGGAAGCAGAC